TAAGAAATATGCAGAGAAGAGAGCTAAGAAAATAGAAGGCAAACTTAATAATGAAGGTTTGTTTGCTAAGCTCAATAGAAAGAAAGAGAAGATGACTCGACAAGAAAAAGTTGAGTTAGAAAGATTAGAGTCAGATACTCGATGGGAAGCTCTTTCAGATGCTGTGTATGTCAAAGATGTTTCTAGGAAACTAGACGATCTTATCTTAGGAAATGTTAATAAACCTAATAATCCTTTTTATAGAGAAGCTAACATGGTTCTTAAAGACGATGTTGTGAAGTTGGCTCAGATGGTCAATAGAGAAGTGTTCGTTTCTGTAGAGAAAGGTAAGATATATCTAAATACAGTTAATGATCTTGGAGACAGATATTACTATTTGTTCAGAAATGAATTAGCTCCAGACAGAAATGATTCAATAAGAATGGGTCACTTCTTGATAGAATCAGCTATCAACTCTGGACTAGTTAAAAGATTAAAAGTGGTTCAAAGTGTTTCAAGAGATGGTCTTCCTCCTCGAGACGAGCTTCAATGGTTATTGAAAGAAGCTAACGAAGATTGGAGACAAGCTTTTCTATTAAACAAAACAAACTACGATGTAGACGGATTACCTTCTATAGGTAAGCCACCTGAGATAGTAGACGGAATATACTCTGCTTCAGGAAGATCTACAATTAGGAAACAAAACAAAGAATGGGTTCAGAAAGAAGCATCTAAATCTAGCAGTAAACCTTGGATAAATAACTTAAAGTATGAATCCAAAACAGGTTTACAAGTTAATGGATATATATACGATGTTATGACTGAGCTAGAGAGTAGAGGAAAACCTCTTATACCTAAGCCACCAGCAAATGCTAAAGATGTTGTAGCCAGAAGTAAGTACGATTCTTACATGAGAGCTAGGAACAGTGCTAAAGGCTTAAGAGACCAAACTTTCTACAACAGAATGTCTAATGACAGATACGGAAGAACTTATGCAGATACTGCAGGTTTACATTGGCAAGGCGACGATATCACAAGATCTTTAATGATGTTTGATAAAGGAGTTAAGTTGGGTAAGAATGGTTTTGACGACTTCAGCAGACACTTTATGAATCTTTCAGGTTTTGATAAGATTCCTATGAAAACAAGAATACAACTTTTTAAGAAGATCGATGAAGATTTAATTAGAAAGACAGTAGCTGATCCAGTTAAATACGACTGGTGGTATACTGAATCAGATTGGCTAGAATCTGGTGTTATCAAAAACTTAGTTGGGATTGATAAGCGAGATATAGCTGAGATACAAAAACTTGCAATGAAAGCTAATCCTTCAGACGAAGGTTCTTTCCAATTGTTAGCTCTTATGAAAGAGAGAGTAGCAATGTTAGATTGGGTAAAAGATGGAAACAAGATAGAAGATTTTGTTAGTCGTTTACCTTCTGCCATTGACGGAACAACAAACGTGCTACAGCACTTTGCTGGTATCTCTCGAGATAAGTCTATTGCTAAAGCAGTTAACATGGTAAGGCAAAGAAATGTTGCGGATGCGTACATACAATTAAGAGACCAGATGGATGAGATAGGTAAAGCTATGGATCCATCTAATCCACTCAAAAAGTATATTGATCTTCCAGGACTAACCCATGCTAAGAGAAGAAAATCAGTTAAGAAAGGTTTAATGACCTCTCAATATAATGCTGGTGCTAGAACTCTAGGTGAGAGTTACTTCGAGGCACTCGAAGATGTTCAGGTGAATGGTTCATATATCTTTAGAGAAGCAACTTCAAGAGATAAAATCGCAGTAGGTAGAATAATATTAGAAGCTTCTGAGCAAGCTTATCCTGAAGCTACTAAAGTAAGATATCTCTTAAATAATTTTGCTGAAGCACATGAGATTGCTGGTAAAGAAGCTATAGAGTTAAAAACTCCTCTAGGTTTTCCATACCGACAATCTTACAAAAAGACTGCTGTTGAACAAATAGAGTTATCAACCTATAAGGGAGAAAAACTGAAACTTAATGTGACTGTAGATTTAGATGAAGTAGATTACAGTAAACAAAACAGAGCATTTGCTCCAAATATAATTCATGCGATGGATGCAACACACAAATCATTAGTTGTAAATAAATTACAAAAATTAGGTGTAGACAATTTCAGCATGATACATGATAGTTTTGGTTCTAACTTTGGTAACATGGCTTTACTAAGCAAGGTAACAAAAGAATCTTTCTTAGAATTATACGAAAAAGAGAATTTCTTGGAATATTTAGCTAAGATGTTTAAGGACAACGGAGTTAAGTTACAGAGATTCGCTCGTGACGAGAAAGGTAGAAAAATAAAAGATGGTAAAGGTGGTTTCTTGACAGAGGAGATACCTGTGTCAGAAATACAATCTTTAGGAGATTTTAAATTCAGTGATTTCCTAGAGTTGGAATACTTTTTCCATTAAACAAAGTAATAACACAGATACATAAGACGTGTTAATATAATCCTCCCCATATTCGGGGAATATAAATAAGGAGGACAATAAAATGTCAGACGCACTAAAAAATACATATAACAACGTTGAGGACATTCCAGAAGGATTGGAATCATTTTATTCTAAAAACGAAGAGACAGATACTTACACTTTAAAAGCAGAAGGTATGGTGGACAAATCTCGTTTAGATGAATTTAGAGACAACAACATTAATCTACGTAAAGAGATTGAAAGTTATGACTCTAAAATTTCTGACTATGAAAGCAAGATGGCAGAAATGCAGAATGCTTTAAAGTCTATAGAAGAAAAATATTCTGGTATCGATCTGGAGCAATATCATGCTGCTCAGGAAGAAGCTAGAAAGATGGCTGAGAAAGAGATGATTGAAGCTGGAGAAGTTGATAAACTTATCAATTCTCGAGTTGATGAAGTTGTTGCAGCCAAGACAAGAGAAGCAGAATCTTTAAAAGAGCAATATGAAGCAAAAATTAATGCTTTACAATCAGATTTAGTTGGATACGACTCACAACTTTCAAAGATGTTAGTAGACAACGAAATAACTAAGATCGCTAGTGTTAAAGGAGTAAGATCTTCTGCTATTGAAGACGTACTCTCTAGAGGTCGAAATATCTTCCGTGTTGAAGACGGAAAGGCTCAAGCGTATAATGAAGATGGTAGACCAATTTATATGGAAGACGCAGTAACACCACTCAGCATCGACGGATGGATTGAGGGTCTTACCAAGTCAGCTCCACATTTATTCGAGGCATCATCTGGATCAGGAACGCAACAGCCAACAACCAGTTCTGCAGCTCCTGCTGTCGAGCAAATGTCCGCACATGAATCTATTCTTGCTGGACTTAAAAATCTATAAAATAAGATAGCTAGGAGCTATCTACAGATGGTGACGGTGTCGCCTGAATAGTCGAGTTTTAAATATTTTAGGACTCAATAGAGCAAATAAAACTTAATCTATTCCACATCTGTGGAAAATAAACAAGGAGAAAATCTAATGGCACTTACATTAGGAAATCAAAAGAACCTTAACAACGACATGTTGGTAAAAGGTATTATTGAATCAATTGTTACTGTTAATCAGTTCTACAGTGCACTTCCTTTCCAAGGCATTTCTGGTAACGCACTAGCGTATAACTGTGAGACTGCTGGCGAAGATCAAATGGATCTAGTATCTGTATTAAAGACTAACGGTTCTGGTATCAACAAAGATCAACAGAACTTCACACGTAAGTCAACTGAACTAACAACTATCATCGGTGACGCTCAAGTTAACGGTTTAATCCAAGCTGTTGGTTCTGACTTTAACGATGCTAGAGCGGTACAAGTTGCAGCTAAAGCAAAAGGTGTTGGTCGTAAATACATGGATCTAATGATCAATGGTTCAGCTACAGTAGACGCTACTAACGGTAACTTAGGTTTCGATGGTCTAGCTAACCTTACAGCTACAACTCCAACTTTAGACGACACTTCTACTGACGTTCTAGCTAAACTAGACATTCTTGTAGACTCTGTTCTTGATAAAGATGGTATGGTTGACTACATTATGACTAACTCTGCTGGTGTTAGAAAGATCACTGCAGCATTCCGTTCAGCTGGTACTGGCTTCGATATGATGGATGTTAAAATGTCTTCAGGTGAAGTTGCTTCAGTTCAGTCTTACAGAGGTGTTCCTATCTTCCGTAACGATTTCATCGCTAACGTTGATAACGCTGACGCTGACAGTACTGCTAACAACAACCCAATTTATGTTGGTACTCTTGACGATGGTTCAATGACTCACGGTATTACTGGTCTTACTGCTAAGAATGCAGCTGGTATCCAAGTTCAAAACATTGGTGCTCGTGAAGACGCAGATGCTGATATCACTCGTGTTAAGTGGTATTGTGGTCTTGCTCATTTCTCAGAATTAGGTCTTGTTTACGGTACTCTATAATACCATAACAAAATTTTTATAATAATAATACAGATATAGGAGGTTCTCATGTCTGAATGTGATTTCACAATACCAACTTTAGTTACTTATTCAGATGATTCCTCAAGTTATAACTCTTTCTGTTCTATCATAGAAGCTGATACTTATCATGGTAGAAGATTAGGAAATGATACTTGGAGATCAGCAGATGAGGATTCTAGAACTTCTGCATTATTTCATGCCACAGATATTCTTCATAGACAAAAATGGATAGGTGCACCAAAAACTTATGATCAGCCACTAGCTTGGCCACGTAGGTTTGTACCTAACCGTAATTCGATAAATCAAGGATTTAGAGGAGAGTTAGAGTATATTGATGTAAACACACCAGTAAGTCTAACATTCCAATATATCGATGATGATTCGATTCCTCAATTCTTAAAAGATGCTACTGCAGAATTAGCAAACTTTTTATTGTTAAGAGGTAATAGCGACAAGAATGAGTTATCTATCTATGATGATGATATCGACAGCATCAATCTTGGTGGTGCATTGAATATTCAATTTAATTCTGATAAGAATAACGTTGCGATAACCGATATGCCAGATGCAGTTCTTAACATTGTAAGAGACTTTTTGAGAGAGGTAACAGAAGCTGATCCTAATTACTTAGGTGCTCAGTCTATACCATTAATCAGGAGTTAATTATGAGCATAGGAACTAAGATTCCACCACTGTTGACTAAAATCGACAGATTGTTGGAAGCACAAGGACTCTATGTTACTGTAAACTTTACAGATACAACAAATGAAATATCTAATTACGATCCTATCACTGCTACATATTCTACGGAGTCTTCTACTCTTTACTCTTTCAAAGGAGTATTGATAGAGAAGTCTTTAGATAATCAAAGTGAGAATTCGTATGGTGGAGGAACACAACTTATTGTGATTCCAGACCAAATTAGTTTTGATGTAGCTGTAGATCAGGTTTATACAATCAACGAACAAGATTGGAAGGTAGAATCCTTTACAATTGCTCCATTAGATTCGGTTTATACAATCAATCTAAGGAGGAAATAATGAAAAGAAAAATTGATCTGGGTAATTTAGGTCATGCTGTGTCTTTAGAAGTTAAATCTCAGAGTGCTTTAGAATATAAAGCAACTGCGTTTGAAGTCTTTTCACAGGTGATCCAAAATACTCCAGTTAAAACAGGTAGAGCGAGAGCGAATTGGAATATATCATCGGAGACTCCAGACTTTTCTACTACTAACTCCACTTCAAACACTACTAATTTGTTTGATGATAATTTAGACAACTTTCCCAATGTATATGTGGCGAATGGTCTAGATTATGTTGTAGATTTAGAAAATGGAAAGTCTAAACAGGCTCCAGCTGGTATAATCAATCCATCAATCGCTGCAGCTATGGCATCTAGGAGGAACAAGTAATGTATGAGCAAATCAGACAGATAATTGAAACTCGTGTTTTGCGTAATAGTGGCAGTCTTCGTACAATATCATTTCCAGTGTATCTGGAAGGAAGAGAATTTGATCAACCGACAGGGTCTAATTGGGCAGTTATGTTCATCTCAGAATCATCTAATCTTAAAGATGAATTCAACTCTGATCTAACAGAAGGAAACTTAGTTTCTGGATCTATCAGATTTAAGTTGTATAGTCCACACGGAAGTGGTTCCAAAGCTATTCGAGGAATGGCTGATGAACTTAATGGATTTTTAAATTACTCTTCAGGTAACGAAGGTATCTCAGGTGTTACAGGAAATTTACAATTGCGTAATGGAAATTTAACACCAGTATCAGACGATGACGATGGTTATCTACAATACAACCTTGATTATATCTTTAATTATTATACCTAACACAAAAACCTAATAAGGAGAAAGTAAAATGGCAATCGCTGATATTTCAAATAAGTTTGTAACTTCTTTCTCGGAACTATATGTATCTACTACTGATACTACTTCTATCACTACTGCTGCAGCTCTAGAGACTGCAATCGCAGGTGACAAAGTAAATCTAGTTTCTGAGATCGGAACTCTTTCTAACGAAGCTAACGTAATTGAAACTCCTGAATTTGGTGAATCTTTTAAAGGTAAGTTAAGAGGACAGTTAGACGCTGGTCAATTAGACGCAGTTCTTTACTGGGCTCCACGTGACGCTGGTCACCTTGCTCTTAGAAATGCAGCTGAAGACGGAACACAAGTTTACGTTACTGTTAAATGGATCGACACTTCAACAGGTGCAGCAGGTTCTGGTAACGAAGGTATTGAGTACGCAACTTTCAAAGGTTTCGTATCTTCTTTCGGTATCGATACTGCATTTGATGATGTAGCTAAAGCAAACGCAACTTTCGTAGTTGACGGTGCTTTGAACTTCATTGCAGGTACTGCAGCTTAATAGAAGCAAACATTATAGACCTCAGTCTTCGGACTGGGGTTTATTTAAAAATTAGGAGAATGTTATGATTAGAATTGATAACACAGATGATCTAAGTGGTCATTCAGAAAAGTGTATCGTGAAGAATAACCTAGACGGATCAGTATGTGTTCTATGTTTCTGCGAAGACACTCCAAAACAAGAATTAAAAGCAGATGATGAAATGACTGCAGAAGAAGTATTAGAGTTCATCATCGAAGATGAGGAAGAACCTCAAGAATAAATACCACAAACATATTCATACATATAGGAGAACAAGATGAATAAAAATGATATTTTCAACAATTACTCACTAAAGAAATCTACTGTTGATGTTCCTAATTGGGGTGGTGAGATTCATATCCAAGAACTTACAGCTAATGCCATGGAGTCCATGAGAAAAGCAGAAGGTTCAGAATTGGAAATGGCAGCAATAGTTGTTCTAAACGGTGTAATCACTGAAGATGGTAAACACATGTTTGATAATTCAGACAAAAAGAGAATATTAGATATGGCTCCCTCAGATCTTGTAAAAGTATCTACAGCTGTAATCGAGTTGTCTGACTTAGGTGGTGAAGAAGAGGGAAAGTAGAAGATGACATACGACTAACTGCAGAAGAGAGATTTGATTGTGCTCTCTCATTGCAACTTGGTATGTCTATATCTTCAATGAAAGATTATTTACCTGCAAGAGAATACTCACTCTACAGAAAGTATTTCTACTTGTACGGTATTGGTCAAGAGGCAGAGTATACAAGATCTGCCAACCAAATTATAACAATCGCAAATTACATAACTGGAGCTATGGGTGGAAAACCCAAGAAGCTATCAGTAACAGACATCTATCCACAACTAGATTATAACAATAAGAAGAAACACGGCAAGTACGCTGTAGATTGGGATAAAACTCCTGAACATCTTAGAAAAGAATTGATAGATGCTGGAATATATTCAGAAGAAGGTGAACCACTGAGAAGTGTTAATCCTCACTTTTAAAACAGTTAAGACAAGTATAAAAATAAGAAGTCTCCACTGTATTACATTACATAATAGGAGAACTTATGGCTGATTTTCAAACAAGCATTGAATTAAAGGCTGTAACTGGGCAACTTGACAGAAAGTTAGCTACTGTTAACCAAAATCTTAGGAAAGTAGACTCCCAAGTACAAAAGACTCAGAGCAAATTCCAAAGCATGGGACAAAAAGTCTCTAAGTCTTTTGACAGAATAAATCAGAAAATAAAACAAAACAGAGCAGCAATTGCAGGATTCGGTTTAGCAATAACAGGTCTTGTTGGTAAAGGTGTCTCTGATTTTAAAAAATTTGAAGATGGTCTAACTCAAATAGGAACACTAGGTGTAAAAGATCTAGCTAAAGTAAGAGATCAGCTTAACGGTCTTAGAAAACAGTTTGGTGTAACTGGTGCAGAAGCAACTAAAGGTTACTATGATGTCATATCTGCTGGTGCTGAAGAAGGAGAACAAGCCCTTAACAGACTAACTGCAGCAACTAAATTAGCTAAAGCAGGTAACACAGACTTGAATGGAGCAATCGACATTGTTACTTCTGGTCTTAACATCTTTGCAGATAATGGAGAAAATGCTACAAGTATAACAGACAAATTATTCTTAGCAGTTAAATATGGTAAGACTACTGTAGAAGAATTAGGTCACACTTTTGGTTTCCTAGCTCCTACTGTAGATGCTGCTGGTTTAGGAATGGCAGATTATGCTGCATCAATGGCAACAGTAACTGCTGGTGGTATCCAAACTAAACAAGCAACTACTGGTCTAAAAGCTGTTCTTTCTAACATAATCAAGGTTACTCCTAAAGCTGAGAAGACTGCAAAAAGATTAGGAATAGAATTTAACTCTACTGCTCTTAGAACTAAGGGTCTTGCTGGATTTATGCAAGATCTTAGAGAAAAGACTGGTGGAAATATTGACGAGTTAGGTAGATTATTTGACTCTGTAGAAGCTATCAACACTGTAGCTGTACTTACTTCTGACACTGGGCTTAAGAGTCTGAACAGAAATATGGAAGCTATGGGAGATTCTGCTGGAACTACTCAAACTGCTTTAGAAAAAGTAAAACAAACTGCTTCTTTTCAGTTTGACATGTTCAACAGTAGTTTGTCTATCATGTCTGAGACAATAGGAGCTGCATTAGTTCCTTCTCTATTAGATATGGCTAAGACACTAGGTCCAATAGTAGATTTCTTTGCTGAAGTAATAGCTGCATATCCAGGAATACTTAAAATAACTGCTGCTGTCACTGCATTAGGTGTATCTCTAGCATTTCTAGGAACTGGTGCAACTCTGATTTTTGGAGGAGTAATTGGTGCTATAATTGGTGTTCTGAAGTACCTTAACGCATTTGAGGAAGGTGGAAAATACGCATTCCAAAAAGTGATACTATATTGGCACAATTTCCAAGCAGGATTTGATGCTCAAGAAGTGTTTAACAACGTAAAACAGTGGTTCGGTAAAACAGTAGACTATATAAACTCTATTACTTGGGATAATGTGTTCTCAAGTGTTATCGGTTCTGTAAAAGATGTTATAAACTGGTTTAAAAAGCTTTGGAATGATGTAGTAGGCAACTCTTACTATCCTGATTTTGTAGAAGGCATCAAAGACTGGACAAGTAGACTTGAATCTTGGTTTGTAGATCCAATAAAAGAATATGTAGACAAAGTTAAAGGTTACTTTAGTTCGTTAACAGTTGAATCTGCTGGTTTTGACATGAGCAAAACAGATGCTAAAATGACTGCTACTTTCTCTAATATTGAGAAGATGGCAACAGTCATTGGAGGAGTTATCGCAGGATGGTTCGCAATAAAGAATTTTAAGAACATAACTAACTCTTTCAAGAGCTTTACTGATGTAGGTGGTAAACAAGGTTTTATGAATCGTGTCATCTACGGAAAGGAAGGCACTGCTAGAAATTTCCAACATCAGGTTAAGAAATCTAGAAAGGAATTATTGCATGTAAGAGATGCAATGACCTTGCAACAAGGTGGTAAGCTGAACCAGATGACTGGAGAGTCTACCAGACAGTTCAAGAAGAGAGTTCAGTTAGCTAAAAGATATGCGACGATAGATACAGATATCTTAAAAGCTAAAAACGACATTCAGACAAAAATTCTTGAGAAGCATGCTAATAAGGTAGCTATGAATACTACTGGAAAAGGTAGGTTCGCTAGATTACTTTTTGGTGAAAAGAACACAGATACAATAAGAGGTAAAATAAAAGGTCTTGCTACTCAAACATCTACGATGTTCAGTAAGAGTTATGAGAAGATAAAATCTAAAGTACCTACTGGATCTCGATTCAGAGGTGGTGTTCTAGGAACGATGATGCTTGGTCAACAAGGTGCTCAAGGTTTCTCTGCTAAAATGACTGCAGTTGGTGCTTCAGTTCGTAATACCATAACCAAGATGAAAGTCGCATCTTTCACTTCTTACGTAAAGAATGGATTGATGGGAAATGTAGTCTGGGGTAAAGGTGGTTTAGTGGCTATAAAAGACAGATTGAAAGCTTTTGGAATGTTCTTTGCTAATTCAGTTAAAAGAATGTCCATGAGAAGATTTGCTAAAGGTGGGATAATCGCTGCATTGATATGGGGTGCTGCTGCTGCAACTTCAGAAGCTTCAGAAGATTTGTCTATAATGGAAAAGATTAAGAACATCAGTTTTGATAGTCTCAAAGAGAAAGCTTCTAACTTCATTTCAGAATATGGCGAAGAAGGTCTTATGATGTGGCTCATGTTCGGTGCTCCTGGATTAGGAGCTGTAGCGAACATTGGTAACAGAGCTTGGACACTTATGAAGAAAGGATGGGTGTCTCTTGCTACTAGACTTGGTGCAATTCTTGGTCCTTTAGGTTTAGGCATTATGTCTGGTCCAATAGGATGGATTGCTTTAGGTGTAGCTGCAGTAGGTGCTTTAACTTATGCTTACTGGGATGACATTAAGCCTTTCTTTGAGAAAATGTATGACGATTGTGTCAACTGGTTCACAAGCATAGATTGGAGTGGTATCTGGGATGGTATCGTAGAAGAGTTCAAAAAGAAAGGTGCTGAGATAAAAGCTTGGTTCCAGAACTTAATACCGTCATTATTCAAAAGAAATAATCCTGCAGACGCAAATACAGTAGACACAGGAATAGGTGCTGCCAGTGGTGGTTACATTTCTGGTGATGGAACTGGTACTTCAGATTCTATACCTGCTATGCTCTCTAATGGAGAGTTTGTAGTAAGAGCTAAAGCTGTTAAGAAGAATAGAAAACTCTTAGAAGCCATAAATTCTGGTGGTATAAGAGGTTTTAAAGATGGTGGT